GTCGTTCTGCTTGTTCTTTAGAGCCATCTCCAAAGCCACATTCTTGCCCTGCTCCTCTTGCAGTTCCTTAATCAATACATTACCTGCGCTATCGCATTCGAGCAATGCCTTGATGCTTGCACTGTCGGGTTGGATAGTCACAATGGTATCACGCACCTCGCGTTCTACTACCACTTCTTTAACCTCCGTCTGCATGATAGGTTTGTGTGTCTTACATCCGCTCAGCGCAACTATTGCTGCAAATATAATATGGTCTATTCTCATGATTATCCAATTACATCTGGTCCAACAATAAATTCTCCTGTGCCTGCGTTAGTGTAAAACTCGCCACTAACTAAATCGTACATTCCCGCTACATTATCTTCTTTGCGGTAGCAGGGAATGAGGTGCATATTTATAGAGCCTTCTATTAATATCTCATATATTTTACCATACAATGGATTTTTGTATTGTGTAGTCGTAGATAATCTATATAATGTCAATGGTAAATTATTATTGAATACCGTACTGGACATTACAAGCACACCATCTACATATAACTCTGATTCGTTTTCGTCTATTGCAAGCCTTGTATTGTATATTTTATTGTATTCTGCTATAGTATCGCTTGTGTTATAGTTGTGCCATTTTCTTATAGTATCTGATACTCTTACTAGTCCCACTTGTGCGCCGTCTGACCATCCCAAAGCAAACCTATATTGAAATAGATTATTAGCAAGGTATAAAAATTCAAGCTTGGCTTTTATGCTACCTCTGAATCCTCTACAAATAGAGGGAAGTTCAATACATTGCGTACCAGAATCTTCCAAATACTGAACTCTTTGATACTCCTTCGGTAATTGAATTACAGATTGTCCAGCCATGTCATATCTTCTCCTCAACTCAATCATAACTCCTCTTTGGCTTTGGTCTTACACTCCTCACAGTATGCGTTGTACTCTGCAAACTCCTCTGGCTTGCTATCTCGTTGGCGCAGTATCGCTAACTCTGCATCTATATCGTATCTCTCACGAATGAGTTGCACCACTCTCTGCTCGTATGTAGGCACGTATGGTGTTGGCTCTGGTACTTCAATCTCCTTGATTTCGTATCCCATACTTATCAGTAACTCATCCGTAGGTGGAACGTATGTGCAGTTATTCCACACGATAGAGCGAGGTCTGACTACCTCTTTGCCATTCTTGTAATATGCTTTTCTTGTCTTCATTTCCTTATCAATTACGGGTTCATAACGGGTTCTTGATGGGTTTATATGCCACCCTCAACATACATTGCAAGGTCGTCAATGATGCTTATCTCATATATCTTTCCCTCTGTGAATGTAGGAGCGTTTCCTCCTGCCCACTTGCATGACCATCCGTCAAGTGCTACTTCACAACCAGTACCAGCAGTAAAACGAATGATGTAGATATTTACCACATTGGGCTTGTCTGTTCCTTTGGTGATGGTGCGTGTGCCTGCAATAGTGCCAAAATCGTTGTACATATTTGGCTCAATAGTCGCGTCTTCGGTATGTGTGACTTTAGGACAATCTACTGCCCAAGTCTTCCCGCCCATCGTTAGTGTGTATGCTTTATCCATATTGTTCGTTTATTTCCAGTTCTACATTCTCTATTGTGAGGTTGCCAGTATTCTTGTCATACTTGACAGAGCGAGAGAGGAGGGTGTTTACCGCATTATAGATAGCGGTGTTCGTTGCATCTGGGTCATCTCCCTGCTTGGCTAACTCCGTGGTGTCAATCTCTGGTTTAGCGTTCTCTACCGCCTGCTTTATCTCCTCTGCTTTGTCAATAAGCGTCTGCTCTTTCGCAAGTTCGGTGGTGTCAATCTTTTCCTCATTTTCCGAGTAGAGTTTGACAAACAACTCATCGCCTGCAAGGATAACAGGTACATCGTCCGCGAGCGATATAGTGAGTGTGCCTTCGTTACATGTCACATATACTATATTGGCTGCATTTACAGGTGTGTAGAGTACTTTGGATTGTGTCTTGTTGATGATACCGAGGATATTATCCTTACTAAACATCTCATCCACTCCGAAAGTAATAACTCTACTTGTCGTTGCTTGTATAATATTATAGATAATCTCTTTCATAATACTAATCCTGCTGCTGCTAATTGCTCTAACTCTTCCAGTTTCTTGCGTAGTGCTTCGGTGTCTTGCGCTTCGACTTTCTCATTCACCTCATTGATTGCTCCTACGATGGTCTTTTCTTGGGTTTTAAGCTTAACATCTTCTTTTGGTTGAACATTATCCAGCGTAGGCATACACTCGTCTAAGAACGCACGAAACACCGCCTGTGGCAACGGCTGCTGACCTGTGATAGTCTGCATATATCGGTTGGCAAAAGAGTTAAGGGCAATAGACTTGAGATACAAGTCATCACCCTTATTCTCCTCTACCCAATCGTGAAAGAGTTTATACAGCTGATTGTAAAAATATGTTCTTTCTTCTCGTGTCACGCTGTAAAAGTACTACATTTTTTTTATATACAACATTGGTTTAATACACAAAGTTTATCCCAATGCTTGATTTATTAATTCCATTGCCCTTGGGTCTGGTTCTACACCCTCAGATTCAGCCAAAATCTGCTGCGCTTGGTCTGCTCCTGCCTGCAAAACCTGACCCTGTGTTGCTCCTGCCTCCTGCATTTGCGCTCCCATAGCCTGACCTTGCATCATTGCTGCTTGTGCCTGCAATTGTTCCTTCTGCAACTCCTCTTTTCTGCGCTTGATGATACTCAATAGCTTCTCTCCATTAGGCATAGCACCTGTTTGCAGCACAGTCTCGAAGTCAATCAAGCCCATCTCCATTGCCTTAATAACAATCTGGTTAGCCTGCATGCGATATACAGCCGTGTTGTTATTCTCGCTCAGGTTCACATACACATCAGCAGATGCAGCCAACTCTGGATTCCAATAGTGCGCCTCCTTGCTATACTCATTGCCTGCCAAAGCGATAAAGAATGGCGCATCGTAGCATTGAGGAGCAATCTTCACCAGTTTATAGTCGCGTGCCTGACGGAACTCTGTAAACTTCTCCAGCAAGTCTGCAATATTCACCTGTGCATTGCTTGCCTCCTGCGCATATAGTGAAGCTGCTGTACCACTCTTAGCTTCTTTACCCTGCAATGCACCATGCACACCAGAGATGTCACGAATGAGTTGCATCTGCAATGCTAACATCTCGCTCGCACCGATATTAGTAGCGTTCGTAGAAATCTGTTGTGGCATCTGAGTGCCCGCCTTTAAGTTAGCAAAGATAACTCCACGATAAGATGTCCATTGTTCCAGAATATCATCTTTGCTCATGTCATGTGGAATAGCGTTCTCAGGGAACACCAGTACACCTTTGGCACTTGCACCCATGATAAAGTCTATCAAAGTAATGAGACGGTTGATATAACGCTGTTGGTCGATGATATTCTCCACGAAAGAGTGTATCTCGCCATCAATCAAGTGTCCCAAACAGATAGTGAATGGGTGGCTCTTGTGCGCAAATGGGCTACGACCTTCGAACAACACATCTCCGCATGGAGAGAGATAGCGAACATACCAGAACTCATCGTGGTGGAACTTCTTCTCAATCTTGCTCAAGTCATAATCCCAGCCGTTAATCTCAATATCTATCTCACGCTGCTGAATCATCTCATCAATAGCCACACCATCGCTCATAGGATACTCACTCCATGTACCATTCAAGTGGTCATGCACCAGATACACATCTTCGTACTCGTACTCCCACACTTGGATAACACGACAGAGGTGATGGCTGGAGGCACACAGGAAATCTATGTCTGCAACGACCGATCTATCAAAGGTGCGATAGAGGTTTGTCACAAAATCCTTGTTAGCCGTCTTATAGATGGCGCGAATCTTGTCCGCATCCTTCTTGTCGCGTGCAAACTTAGAAATAGCCTCATCAATAGTCATGTCCAACAGTACACCGATAGTAGTAATATCGCCACCACGAGGGTCCTCTATACCGCTATTGAGGATGATACGCGATGGGTTGATAGACAACACCTGCTCCTCATTGCGCATAGACACATTGTCGTAGTGGAAGTCAGAAATCTGACCACACATACCACTAATCATGAACTCCAACATGTCCTTTGCGTCAATCTCCTTGATGCGAGCGCGTTGGTAGATATACTCTGCAATGCAGGTGTTCATCTCACCGAGCTTCTGATTGTCCACTGAGCGAGCAATAACCTCTGGTTTGCCATAGGAGTTACGGAATACACCAAGAATAGAGGTGACTGTAGAGCTAATCATATTGTTCTTCAATGGGATTTTACCCTGCTCCAAGATACTCTGCTCCTCTGTGATATATCCGTTGTCCGTCTTTATCAAATCACCCCATTGCTTGCCATTGAAATACTCCTTGTTGCGTTTGCGACGAGTACGGAAGTCCTTCAACGCATCCCACATCTGCTGATAGCGCATCAGTCTGCGCATGTTTGCGCTTCTATCGTCAGAGGACAACAGTTCCACAGGAGTGACTGTGCGCTCCTGTGGTAGTTTCTTCTTTAGATATTTATCTCTATTCTGCAATTCCATAATTACAAGTTCATATTAGACAATACTAAGTTCAGTTCGTTGTTCATTGTTGCTGCTTTATCAGTCATAGAGTAAACCTCAAGGACTTTCTTTGCGCAGTTGAGAGCAATAGCCTCTGCAACATCACGGTTGTACTCAAAATCGTTGTGATAGTACGGAATGTACAGCAACTCATCAATAGTATAATCTGACTTTACACTAAAGAACTCCAGAGTAGGAGAATTAATCTCTGTTGCAGTTGCAGTTTGTGGAGATGCCACGCCGTCAAACTCAACATAATACCATTTATTATCAACTCCGCAAACAAAACATGTTACTTCGTTTTTACCAAACTTTGTGTCTAACTCAGTTATCAAAGGTGCAGTTGCTGAACCATTAGGTTCATTCGTATAAAGGATATTATCTATAGCTACTCCATACTCATCGTAGTTTGCTCTTACGCCAGAGAAACAAACAACAGGTTTTTGAGGTGTACCTTTGGTGAACTTATTGAATTGAAGAGTATACAAGTGGTCAGTCTTAGTGATTGCCTTGTGTACAGGTCTTGTCCATTCTTTCATACGCAATGTGTACATACGAAGGAAGTCTGGTGGCAATATAATCTTATTAGAATTAATTGCCATTGTCCAAGCTGCATTACTTATATTTTGCGGGTCACCAATAGGAAATGCAAGACCATCCTTAGGAATCAATCTGTTCAGCGGTGCGGCTAATAGCACTTCGTTAGCAGCCTCTGCGATGTGCGCATTGATATAGCTATACACTGGCTTCAGCTCATCGATGTTATCGCCACTTGAAAGGATAGGACCACCCTTACCATTCTCACCAAGGAACGCACTTTTCTCCTCAAGTTTTACGATTACTAAATCTACTATTTCAGAACCTTTCATAATTATTCTTTGTTTTTATAGCGTTTAACTCTCTTAGGCTCTTCTTGAGCCTCATCTTTTACCTCAACGACTTCTTCCTTGTCGTCGGTCCAGAAGCCATGATTGAATTTAGGATGAGCTTCAAGGGACTTTTGTATTTCTACATCTTCAGTTGCGTATAGGCAACCAACAATAGAATAGTAGATATAACCCTTCTTAAACTCAACATTACACAGCTTATCGCCCACAGGGATATATACATTTAATCCCCTTAATTTTGATTTATAAACCTTTTTCATATTATAAAGAAAAAAGGGTGGGTGCTACCCCCACCCTTTTATTTGTTTGGTTAAAAATCTTAGGCAATACCCAAGATGCAGTGAGCATCAGGGTTGTAAACTGCCACACCACAAACCTCGGTAAATACTGTGAATTTACCATTCATAATAGCCAATTCCTTGCCATTGTACTCTGTACGCTCAAAGTTAGAAATTTGCCATTTCTTCAAATATTGTGGGTCAATTACAATTGCCTTATTCTCCCATCCATATTGGTTGAGCAACTCGTGATGAGCAAGCATTAAAGTACCAAAGTTAGACTCAATCTTATTCCACTTAATACCCCATACTACTTCTGTGTTACCTGCCTCAAGTTGTTTTTGTACTGTTGGGATGTTAGACATCTTCTCTACGAAACCTGAACCAGCAAGCAATACACGCTCTTTAGAACCACTATTGCCTGTAAATACATACTTCATCATCTCAGTAAGAGCTGCATTTCCATTAGCAACATTAATATCATGTTGCTTAGAAATTTGATTGGTGATACCACCAGTCATGTACACATAGCGATGTTTGTTTTTATCATATACCTTACCTTGTTTACCGAACAAGAAAGAGCCCTCCATGCGAATACGATACTCATACAACGCTTGCTCTTCAATTTCATTAGCACCAAACTTAAACTTCTTATCCATAATCTCCTCGTAAGTGGATTGCGCGATTTGAGCCATGAAGATTTGGCAATAACCACGAGATGGCTTAGGAATATAAGAGATTGCAGGAGTCTTGACGTCAGTCTCGCCAGCAGCACGACTCAAAGAATAAATAGACACACCTGCTTTTAATTCTGCGGGGAAAGAATATTTGCCTGTTCCATCTTTAGTAAGTTGGTCCTCAGTTGCTGAAATTGTGATGGTTTTAGCCTTATTGTCTTTGATAATAACATAGCCAACAAGAGGCGTACCATCAGCACCATAGACATTAGGGAACAAAACAGTGTCTGTTTCATCATACTTAGCAATACTTCCGTTAATCTCAATTACTGCCTCTACTTCCTCAAGAGCAGCCGCCTCTGTAGTAACAGTTTTTACAGTGTCATCCAAGTCGCGAGTTCCGATTGAATACCACTCATACTCAAAGTTGTTAGTCTTGTTAGAGCCTGCATAACGCAAAATAGTATCAAGTGGAGATACACTTGGACGAATCTTCACAAGACTTTGGTCAACAGGGTCGTCAATCATCTCTGGTCGCATAGAACGAAGGTCCATTGTTTCCAACGCACCATCTTTACCATGCTCTACAGACAAACCATGAGCATCGCTAGTATCGTCTACTGCACCAGAAGAGATACCTGTAGCTACACCATTAGCGAAGGCTACACCAGTGAAGCCGCCAACGCCAAGAACAATACTCAACATGAGCATAAACATACCCATGAATGAGAAGTTTTTCAAAAATTTCTTCATTGTTTTTCCTTTCTTTTATTAGTTATACTTAATTTTCTTAACGCTTAAAACGAGTCAGCCAATCGGCAGTTTCGTTCTTAGGTTTTACATCCACTTCCTCAGATGCGTTGCCGCTTGCATTACTGTTAGGAAGACCGCTGCCTTTCATGCGTTTCTTCTCTACCTCAATCTTCTCGTTGCGACCCTCTACACGACCTTGCTCGCGTGAACCTTCTACATCTTTCTCGTAGTTCATAGCGCGATTCAAGAGCATAAGAGTCTCTTTGGTAATCTTTCCTGCCGACATGTCATTGGCAATTGACACTACGAGGTTCTTGAAGTTTTGAGCACCTTCCTCATCCAGCCCTGCTTCTGTGACAAAGTCAGCCATTGTTACATCGCTGTCCTTCGCGTTCTGCATGAATTGGTCGAGTGCTGCACGGTTACTTGCAAACTGTTCCTCACGCTCCTTACCAGCCTTCTTATAATCTTCCCAACCTTCGTCACCCTCCTTCATTGACAATGCCTCATCGCCCATATAGCGACGGATTGCAGATGTAAGTGGTGTACCATCAAGATAAGCCAAGAATGCCTCAGCCTCCTCTGGGTTTCTGTTGAAACGAGCAGACATCTTCTCGGACATTTGATCAAACTGACCTGCTTTGCCTTCTAACTCATCGAGCATGGACATAGCTTGGCGAGAATACTCCTCTTCGTCTTCATCATAATTAGCCTCTGGACGTGATGTGCGGATGCGCTCATAAAGCATTTCGCGAGGTTTGCGTTCTGCCGCAGGCTCTTGAGCTTGACCTTCCCCTGTAGCGACGGTCTCGGTTACTTCGACCTTCTCCTCAGTTGGTTTTGCATTTTCTTCTTTCATATTCACATTACGTTTTTAAGTTAAACATTCAAAATCGCTGCAAAAGTACTGCTTATTCATGAGGAATAACATGTGTTTAATACAAACAAATATTGGTTTAATACACAAACTTTATATTTAACAAAAAATTATTGCTCAAAAATTTGCACAACTGCGTGAAAAGTAGTACCTTTATTCGCAAACGGATATAGCTCTGTAAAAACACAACGAAACCTAATACTGGAGCAGAAGGAAAAGGATTTCCTATCTGCCTATGATGAGACTTTACGAAAGTATCAAAGAATGGGTGTGCCAATTGACACGCGCAATCTGTGTAAGATAGTAGCCAAACAAGCTGCTCCCTGTTTTTATGTGTCATTAGAGCAGGCTTTGTTTCAATATGGCTTGTATAAGAATGGCAAAAGCAACATTTGTAGTGAAGTAAGGCGGCAGATGTATGCAGAGATATTCTCAAGAGTAGAAAAACTCATAGAGTTGTCCTGTGGCATTATGCCAAGATACACCGCCATGGAGATTGTGCTTGCGCAAGAAGCCCCATGCTACTATCTGAATGAAGTCTCGTCCTGGAGATTCTATTACAAGGCGTGTGAAAACAAACGAAAGAAATCTAAAGCAGTATGATATACCTATTTTATCTCGCGTGTGTAATACTATATATAATATCTCCATGCAATCTTGCGTATGGAGTGTCGCATGACAATATGGCTGGCATATTTACCTATCAGTTTATGCACGCTAGCATATTACACCTCATAGCGAATATACTATCATTGGTTCTCATGTACGAACCTATCAATAAACTATACGAGAATAGGTTTAGTGCTATACATATACCAAACTTATTTGTTATTCTATACCTGTCGTCTATCGCAGTAGGAGGATTCTGCGCTATGCCGACACCAACTGTCGGTGCGTCTGGTATGGTATTCTTCCTATTGGGTATGCTCATCATACTCAATCCTACATTGCAGCAATTGAAGAACTACATCTACGTAGCAATTGCTGTAATCGTGTCTATTATCTTCGGTAATTCCAATGTAGCACTACACCTACTATCGTTTGTGTTCGGTGCGCTATACACAATAACACTCATTGCCTATGACAACCGCAGAATTAAAGATAGTGAATGATTATATCCGTTTGAACGACGAAAGAAAAGCAGAACGCAACGCAGTGTACAATCCGACCACAGGTGAGGGTTGTACTTCCTGCGAGCGTCTGGACTTTCACGTGCCTGATATGGGAATCAATCACTATAAGATTCCTTTCGACTGCTTCGATGAGAAGATTATCAGGGACCTTCATGAGATAGGCAGCGTTAAGAAATACCTCAAAGCACTACATCTGCGATACACGAAGGCAAATGTAGAGCTTGTTATGCAAGAATACATTAAAGCTCGCTGTCGCCATGACTTTGAGTTCTGTGCTGCTAATTACTTCTATATAGCAGATGGTAATGAGAATGCTCCAAAAGACATCTTATTTTCCCTTAATCGCTCTCAGCGTGACTTACTTAAAATTTTCTACGATGGATTGAAATACAACAAACCTGTTCGTGTGATTATTGACAAATCGCGCCAGCAGGGTTTCTCTACGCTTACTCAGCTGTTTTATGCTTGGTTGCAAATCTTCGTGTTGCAAGGTAGTAACTCCTGTATCGTCGCTCATGTGGAGAATACGGCTCGTATCATTCGTGGTATGTACACAAAGATGTTGGATAAGCTACCACCTTGGCTGCTGAATATGGACAAGAAGCTCGCGCTCACTCCTTTCGAGCGAGGCAACAAGACGCTTATCATCAAAGGTATCGGTTCGCGTGTGACTATCGGTTCGGCAGAGAAGCCAAACAACATCGTAGGTGATAAAATCTCCTTCGTGCACTTCTCTGAGGTAGGTTTGTACAAGACTACGCAAGGTATCAAACCAGAGCAGCTTATTCAGTCTATCCTTGGTGGTGTGGCTTACGCTCCAAATACTTTTGTAGTATATGAATCTACAGCTCGTGGTGTCGGAAACTTCTTCCACTCGAAATGGTTGGATGCTATTAATGGGCAATCTGTTGACACTCCACTCTTCCGTGCGTGGTTCTTGCTGGACCGAGACACGATGGAGATAGATGATTACGAGAAGTTTATTACTTCTATGACCAACTACGAGAAATGGCTCTTCTCTATAGGTGCTACGCTTGAAGGTATAGCTTGGTATCGTGAAGCCAGTAAGCAATTTGCTCGTGATATGTGGCGATGGAAGTCAGAGCGACCATCTACATGGGAAGAATCATTCCAGTCCACTGGTCACAGACTCTATCCTCAGGACGATGTGCTGCGTTTGCGCAAGGGTTGTCGCGACCCGCAGTTCGTCGGAGACATATACGGTAGGAAACCTTTCGGTGAAGAGTCTATGTTGGACATTAAGTTCAAGGAAGAACGCGAAGGACCACTCAAAGTGTGGTTCATGCCAGACAAAGATGCGGGCAAATCGTGCAATGACCGCTATGTAGTCGTGATGGATATTGGTGGATGCTCTGACCATAGTGACCGAAGCGTTATTTGTGTGCTTGATAGGTATGATATGACCTCTGGAGGTGTGCCAATTGTAGTTGCTGAGTGGTGTGGACACATAGATCACGACCTTTTGGCGTGGAAAGCAGTACAATTAGCGACTGCATACGACAATGCACTGCTGGTTATTGAGTCCAACACTCTCGAAACAGAGCAGACAGAGGGTGACCACTTTGATTTTATCCTCGATGAGATAGCATACTACTACGACAACCTCTATTGTCGTGTGGATGCAGAGAAAATCAAGCTCGGATTTGAGCCGAAGTGGGGATTCCATACCAACAAGTCCACAAAACGCATGGTCTGTGACCACCAGAAGAAGGCTCTTCGTGAGAATATGTACATTGAGACATGCACAGAAGCCTGCGACGAGCACGATTTTATGGAAGTGAAGGGTAATGGTAGCCTTGGTGCAGTAGATGGACAGCACGATGACCGCCATATCACACGAGCTATTGGTGTTTGGGTATGCTATGACTACCTTAATACTCCAAGAAAGCGTGATTTTATATCCAAGAAGGGTAAAGCGCTTACGAGATTGATAAATGAGAGTTCAATTTAATAACTATATAGTATTATGAAGAAGTTTTTTTACAATGTATGGCACTTCCTCAAGGAGAAATGTGCCTTAGTACAAGTATTTTTTCAGTTGAAGATGGACGGACTGCGCTTGCAGTTTGCTATCTATATGGCTAACGCACTCCAGAAGGCACGAAACAAGCGATTCTACGTGATTGAGAACGCTCAAGGTAAACTTATCTGGCTGTGCAACGATGACATTAAGGAGATGAAGAAACCGAAGAAGGTTCGTAAGCTCATCAATGGTAAGCTTCGCACCTTTAAGTTCTATATGCTCAGTCCCAAGGTGACTCATCTGGACATCATGCGTGATTGTTTGTACTTCACAGCCGACTCGCTTAACAATCAAAACGGTATTACAGTAGAGGAGCGCAACAAGAAGCAGAAGAAATGGATTGCCTACATGGAAAAGATTCGTATGGACCGCATCTTCGGCAAGTATAAACTGAAATGAAAAAGAGTGATAAACCCAAATCCTATTATATCAGCAGATATGGCAAGATATGTGCGTATGGAAGCAATGATATTCCGTTTGACACAGAGTCCTTTGGTATATTAAACTGGTTTCCTACGCGCCTATCAGCCGCTGCTATTAGAGATATAATGGAAGAAAATAAACCGAGGATATTCTTATGTCTGAACAGAAGAATCAAATAGTAAAACCAAGCAAGGATAAGTTTAGAGAGACTGTCCAAGAGCAACTGATGTACCATTATAGAGACTTTTGGAATAATCTGCTACAGTTAAAACCAAAAGACTTTTGTGATACCTATCTCAAGTTATTACCCTACGCTTTCTCCAAAGTGCCAGAGGAGAAGCCGCTGGATGAAGAAGGCAAGCAGAGACTGATACTGGAGGAAACGACTCGTAAAGCAACGCTGATTAGTGGCGGACTGCCAGAGATAGAAGAGTACGAGGACTAAAAACAATAGCACCGACCTATCACAGGCAGGTGCTATTTCAACCTAACATAAAATTAACAACATAAAAAAAAACAAATCTTAAAATCACAGCTCCGTCATCCCGACGTTGTTGCAGAGGGTGGACTCGAACCACCGACCTTCGGGCTGTAACCCCGCCAAGCTACCACTGCTCCACTCTGCTGTATAATTCTCCCCGAAAGGAGAATTAAGTATTTATAGTTCTCCAAACTTCTTCCAGAATTTATTTCTTGTCCAGAAAGGCACTTTGCTGAGCAGCCACTCAATAGCTTTACCTCGCTTGTTCCCAAGTTCTTTTGCCACTTCGAAACGCTCCTTTTCGGTATAATACTTGCTTTCCCATGAAGAGGCTTCAAAACTTGCATCCGATGCAATAATAGCAAAATGCGCAATCTTCTCATTAAGCTTAGCAATAATTGCTTCGTACTCCTTGCTTGTAAGTTCTTTCTTTTCGGTCTGTTCTTTCTTAGCGAACCTACCGTTCTTGTCTCTTTTTCTTTCCATAGTGTAAAATTTTTTATTGTTTATATTCTGTTTGGCACGCTTTTTGCTAATGCCAAAATCAGACGTCGTTTAATTAAAATTATCGTTTAACTTAACAAAACAACAACCGAGATAGCTACAGCGATTAGCAAGCTCACAACAACAAACCAACTTCTTTTCAGGCTTCATCTTAGCCTCCAAGGTTTAATTATTGTTTTATTATCATTAAATTTAACGTTATTCATATTGCATTGCCCAAAGTTCGAACATCTTGTCCTCAGGATTCAGTAAAGTAATTCCGTCGTCTGCTGCATCTGCATGGACCTTCTCTAAGAACTCCGACATATCCTCTGTACTTAGTCCACTCGTGCTTCCACCGACTCTGCCCTTAGGTGTATCAATCGGTAAGAACATCAGGCAATACGCATCGTGAACCTCATCCCTTGTAAACACGCGACCAGTAGCATCTGACCAAGCGTCTGCTATAGCACTGAACCAAAGCCACATTAATCTGTTCTGAGAGATACTTCTCTTCTCTACAACCTTTTTCATCTCAATAGTGTATTGACCCTTACGTACTGTGCCAAGCCACAACTGTATCGTCTCTAACACTTCTGGGCTGTTAGTTGTACCATTATCCCTGTTATAAACTACTATTCGTTTCATCGTCAAAGACTAAATTCATACCATCTCTACTACCTTTACAGGCTACGTTAGGATTAACCCAGTACCTACCCCTACTCTCCTTACGTATCACATCACGATTAACTAACTCCGTTATCGCCTTATACACCGTCCTGACATTAAGACCTGTAAAACGCTCACATCCGTCAATATCCAATACGAACAACCCACTGTACTCCATCCTATCGAAGATATACAACAGTACTTTCACCTCATTTAGTCTTAACAATAACATCACCTTAGTATCGTACAACTTCACAAAAGGACTTGTGTCTCTGTAACTACTGTTACCTACCAATGGTGTAGCATTAGTCACCTCTCCTGTAACCTTATTAATCACCTCTAATGGCTGGTCAACCGCTACAAATCGCCTCCTCTTTCTGAAGCTCGTTACCTTCACCTCGTATGGATTCTTAACCTCATTCATTCGCGAATAAAGGTACAAAATTATTCCCATATCACCAAATATTTTACTCAAAAAATATCAAAAATTTAACGAAAGTGAGTCTGTAGATACACTTTTGTGCCCTACAGGTACACTTTCTAAAACAAACTTTAATTGATTATCAGCAACTTACGCAAAATCGCTATTAATCTTATCTATATACTCATTTTTACACAACCCTTCTAAAAATTTTTCTCACCATGAAACCTGCATCATCACACATCAATTCCTGCCCATACCCCCACCCCTTGCTAACAAAGGTCAAAACTTACACGCATGAGCACCTATACTCACGCACATACGCACGTACACACAAGAACCGTACTCGTAATGCACTGAATAGCAAATGCTTGAATTTTGGTTTTCTGTACGAGTGGGGCATAATCATCCCCTCCCCACTCCGCACCCGCCTCATCGTGGGCATAGGGGGCTATCCTGCTGATTTTGAGGTTGTTAGTGTGGTCGGAACTTTTTTCTCATTGTGTGCATTTTGCTTGCAAGTGCGTGATTGTCAGCGAGTTGCAAGGATTGCTCGTGTGCGTTCCTTATTACCGCGTATCGTGTGTGTCGTGTGCTTGTGATTTTTGGGGTTTGTGGTTGTATGTTTGAGGTGTCGAAAGGGACAGCGCAAGTGAGCGCAAGTCAAACAAAAACCTTCGACTCTTGATAGACTGATATAGGCGGAAGCAGGATAGGTGCAATAACCTAATAGGTGTGCACTATATCAAGGGATAATGTCCCGCAATCTCGCTTGTCATAAATCGGGTAATTGACGTATTGGAAATGAATAGGTGTATGCAGCAAAAGACGGCAGCCGTTATAGGCGCACTATATCCCTATGGGATTGGAATATTCACTGTAAAAATCAGTAGGCAAACTATATGCTATTAAAGTATAGGAAAAGTACGCACTATTTATAGTGTAGGCTATGCAACAGCCCTGCAAATGGGAGAGCATAGGAGAACCGCAACTCAGAACGTATAACGGAATAGCGAGAAAGGAATAGGTGTGCAAACGTAGAGAATATTTTGCACACTCACAAAATCTATTAAGAGACTGACATCTATCAAAAAACTATCTAAAAAAGGAGCAGGCACTACCTCAGTGTGCCTAATGTATGACTACACAAGTACAAGAGATTATCAGCCAATTGTTTGACCACAAAGCAGAGGTAAACATGAGTGCAAGCAAGGTATTCGGTGAAGTATTCAACGCAATCTGCAACAACGCGAAGAAGGACGAGAGTATTTTGAAGTATTTGATACCATCGGACAAGGAAGCACGCAAACAGGTGCGCGCTGACATGTTGGCAAAGTTCTTCTTTGCTATGCCACATATTGTAGAGGCAGGCACTGGCAAGTTGGTAGTGTGCGACATGGTCGAGGCAGACCCTGAGAAGGAGTACACACAAGCGTTCACGGAGTGCCGCCCAACAGTAGATGACGAGGCAACCAAGTACCCATGCGCAGTAACTATGGCGCAAGCAGAGCGCGAGGTTCCTATGACCGAGACTATCAAGTATGCAAGCGGCTATGAGAAGGAAGTGCCTGCATTGGACGAGAACGGCAAGGTGATTAAGGAGAAACGTCTGGTGAACCTTGTTCCACGTGAGAAAACACAATGGGGCTATACTAAGACCGTGAAACAAGCAATCATCAACGCTATCGTAATGTGGGAGATAGAGCAAGGTCTCGCATAATCTCTCATACTATCGGGTGCAGGTGCAGAACACCGTCAGGCGGAGCAACACCGCCTGCACTCTCTATTTATCAACCTTTTAATTTCATTAAACTATGGACAAGTTTACCGACAAAATGTGCGACTTAATAGTTAAGTGCGCACGCACCATCAACGCGCTATTGCCTGCAATCGTGGGCGTAGTAGTAGCGTATTTTATCGTGGTATTCATCTATTCAATGTGTGCGCTATGAGACTTTGGGAAATAGTATTGGCTATAACGCTGTGGGCTATTGCTCTGTGCATGGCAGCATGTATAGTATTTTGGACAACCTTTTTATTCTAAACTATGATAGGAATAATTACCGTAGCAGCAATGGCTGCAATTGGAGTGTTACTCTATCACATAAGCAAATAAAACTATGTTAGACTTAGATTTTTTGTGTGTAGATTTCAACTACACCGAGTTCTGTATTGACGCACAAGAGGTGCGCAAAGGTAATTGGAGACTATAATATGAAAACAAAAGACCTCACAGCCTTGATGGCTGCAATAGCAGGTGTACACGTCTGCTATTTCTACTCTGACTTTGAACACGACAAACGTATTATTGAATCAGAGTTTGCTCCTGAAGAAGAAGTATCGCAACGATTTATTTGGATGACGCGCAAGTTTGGCACAAATTTCTCCTTTGTGCGCGATATTCCAAGTAATGCGCTTGAATGCGAATTCTTTCTTCACGATGTAGGCGACTTGCCATCGTACTATTATTATTTCGATGGCAAATTACACCATGTTTCACACGAGAAGATAATTGAAATTATTAACGAACATACCAAATAAAATCATTACAACTATGGCAAAATGTTACGTAGGTACTTACGGAAAGTACAACGCAGGTAGTATTGAAGGCAAATGGTTAGACCTTAACGACTACCAAACCTATCAAGAGTTCTTAAACGCATGCAAAGCAGTACACAAGAACGAGTATTACCCTGAGTATATGATACAAGATTGGGAGCATCTACCAGACGGCTTCTCTGCTATGGAGTGGATTGGTGAGAGCGACTTTTACGACATCAAGGCAGCAGAGCAGGAGGAAGAGAAAGCCAACTTGCAAATCGTGGACTACTCCGAGAAAGCAATCGCAGTAGTGGGAGACACTAAGACTATCAAAGAACAATTAAAACAGTTAGGCGGTAGATTTAACCCTAAATTGTCTTGCGGTGCAGGTTGGGTATTCCCTAAGAGTAAACTTGCAGAGGTGCAGAAGTTCGTAGAGGTTGGTGAGATGTACAAGGCAGAGCCAAAGGACAAGAAAGACGAGCAACTTTGGGCAGACTATAAAGCACTACTTGTGAAGGCACATGGAGAGAGCAGAGCAAACGAGTATCTCAAAGACACATCCAATCTTATGAGAAGTGAGTGTGGAGTTATCATCGCATTCGAGAAGGAGAAAATCAACGCAGGCACTTTTTGGTTTCATGATGAGGGCGCGAACTATGAATACTACAAAGAGGTTACGAAAGATGAAGAGAGCAAGCGCAAGTATTTTCTTCGGCAAAATCTTGACAAGTACGACGACCTTATTAAGGAGTTACAGACACGAGAGAGAGATTACGCAGATGTTGTGCCCACATACTTTGAGATTGAACGGTGTTCACTTGGCAAGTTAGGCTATGCGAATGGTGTTCACACATCCCGATTGTGTCATGTGATAGATTCAGAACAAGACCCACGAACTCGCCACCTCATCCACCGAATGAGCGAGAGTGAGATTAAGCAAGCCATCGCTATCCTCAAAGAGGAACGAGCAAAGTTTGAGAAACGATTGCAGGCTTATCTCAAACGATACGGCATAAGCAAAGTTAGTTTCAATACATACTGGGCAGACAGATGATATACGAATGCAACTGCACATGTATAAGTGCACATGAATTGCAACGCTTGATGAAAGGCGCAAGGCGGGCAAGTTATACTCGCCTTGTCGCACGAATCAAACGAGAGTTGCCAAAGTTGTATCAAGAACTTGCGCTCAACTTCTATAATCCGTGGGAGAATGAGTGCAAGCAAACAAGAACGCACTACATATTAGTGCATAGCGCAATAGAATATATTATACGCAAATAATTATGGCAACTTCCAGCATAAACTTATTGCATAGTATGTATCCTGAGCATAAAGTTGGAAGTCGATTCCAAATCTTTATGCCAGCAGATATTCCATCGGAAATGTATGAGACGGTCATTAACGATGACGGCTGTGAGTCTTGTGATTGCAGAGAATTTTGCGCTTCTCATAGCAAAGCAATCGGGTTATGTACTTCTCAAAGTAGGTTAGATAAAAATAATGTAGTATTTAAGAGGTTAAAACAACTATGACACGCAGAATGATAGAAAGACTTGCAGAAAAAGCAGGTTGGAATTGCACCATCAAGAAGGATGCAAATGGTTATCATATCGCATTCAATACAGACTCTCCGTGCGGACAAGATGTGTGGTGTGAGTTCGATGTGGAAAGGCTTTATCAAATACAAGATGAAGTGTACCAATACTGGCAAGCATACGACCCTGAAGAAGCCGCATTGCTTTGGCATGGTGCAAACAGAGGCGAGCCAAAATCCATGCGCGAGTTGCTGGATGATATGGACTGGGTGGATGATATGCTTGAACGCTTAGACATGGCTCTGAGTGGCAAAGATTTGCCAGACCCAAACAAGATTGACTTAACCAGAGAGGCAAATAACTTGCGTGCCAAATGTTTGAGCGTACTCGTAGAGCATAGTCACTTAGCCAAGCCAAGCAAGTTTAACTACGATGCAAAGGGCTTTGCCAATCCAGACGAGTGCAGTAAGTACGAGGAGATAATCTTCCTTGATTGCAGATGGTGGTTGGTAGATGGCGATGAGCTACTCTATCAGGTAGAATGTATGCCACTCGAAGAGTTCTGCCAAATGGTAGATGGGATTATCAACCAACAATAAATGGAATCATACTATGACACGAAAAGAATTAGACGCTGCAAAGAATGCGTTGCGCGAACAATGTCGAGGAAGGCAAATGACCAAAGCAGAAGCATTACTCAATGCCGAGTACTCATGTAGAGATATGATGATTTGTATTTTTGCTTATGATGGTACTGCTGGCATCACGAACGAGGATGGCTTTAACTTTAAGAGATACCTTTCCCCTTATGTTCAAACATTAGGTCGCAAAAGGTATGATAGAGTACGCGAAGACATTCATCAAGGCAGTAGCCGATTGGTGCGTAAGAAATGGAATGATGGTCACACAAACCATCTCAGGTATTCACTACATAATTAGATTACAATGAAAAAGTATGAATTTACAGGCGAAGTAAAAATGGTGTTTGGTATAACGCTACATCGCATTAGAGCAGCCGTATCTTTTGGAGCAGTAGTTAAAGGAGAGTTAGGCGGCTGGATTGAAAAAGAAGAAAACCTATCGCAAAAAGGTAACGCTTGGGTGTACGGTAACGCTTTGGTGTACGGTAACGCTGAGGTGTGCGGTAACGCTTTGGTGTACGGTAACGCTTTGGTGTACGGTAACGCTGAGGTGTACGGTAACGCTGAGGTGTACGGTAACGCTAAGGTGTTCGGTAACGCTTGGGTGTACGGTAACGCTGAGGTGTACGGTAACGCTGAGGTGTGCGGTAACGCTGAGGTGTGCGGTAACGCTGATTATATCGTATTCAAGAACTGGTGGTCAAGCGGTCGCTGGTTCACTTGGACACGCTCAAATAACAAATGGAAAGTAGGTTGCTTCTTTGGAACTGGTGCAGAGTTGATTGTTAAAGCGTACAACGATAGCGAGAAAAGCGGTCGTGAGTACGAGAGAGTGGTTAAGTATATTGAATCAATATTGAATGAGCAATGAAAAACTTTATTGATTATGGCAACACCTCACACCGACCATTGGAAAGATGTGGAAACCGATATGGTTATCACTCTTAGCAATCGCTATGGAGTCAGCGAGGACTCAGCGAAAGATATTATTAACATGATGAGCAGTGTGTGCAGCACTCGTGGTGCTGCACTCATGCACATCACGCACTACTTGAACAAATAAAATACTCATTCTTATGATACTGATTATTCATTCATCCGAAAAGAAGATGTGGATGCAAGACACATCCCTATCCCTACAAGCAAAAGGGCTTATGCTTGTACTCACAACACAATGCACCAGCGGAACATCCGACAGAGAAACAATCATGTCGCACTTTACCAATGGAGACTCAAGTTTCCGAGCTACATTAGAGCAGTTGCGCATTCGTGATTATGTACGCTTAAACACAGTGCGTTCCGATGCAGGTCGTTACACTACTGTAGTTTGGGAAGTGTTTGACGAACCCACAAGCGAGCGCACCAAAGTTGATATGACTATCAGTATCAATGGAATGCAATACCCAGTAAGAAAAAGTGCGGCATCATAATATGGACATGGAGTTTTGGAATGAACATGTCATTACGCACAAAGTCATACGACACTATGACGACAAGCGAGTATTCATTGGTGTCGGACCATACAACATGTGCAAGAGATGTGTAGATGAAAACCCAAAAGCAAAATTTACAATTGAAGAACTATGAGCAAGACAAAAGAACTACTGATGGCAGTAGCAGCAGCCATGTATCCTGACATCAATGAGGAAGAACAGACGCTCACGTACCTGTTCTCTAATCGCGGAAAGGAATTTGGTTACCGATAATGCGACCGATAGTATCTGCTATGCGGGGTGACACTTCGGTAGAGTACTTAGGTTCGTATGACCATACTGACGGCAACACACATCGTTGATACTTCATATATGCTTTCTTCGTTTTAAGAAAGATTTTGAGCGCACGAGGATGGAGACAACCTTCTTTGGTATATATGTTTTCCATATCCAACTTACGCTCAATTTCTTTCTGCACAAATGGAGACATATATAACTTAACGAATGAGTGCTCATCAAAGACACGCTGATGCCTGTCAATAATGATAGCAGGCACGACTACTCGTGGTCGTATCTGCGAGCATCCTAATCGTGTGAGCCATTCAGCCATCGTCTCCTCAGCGTATGCGTCAGCACCTAACTTGCTACGCAACCTGACAAGAGTGGTATTGGTCGTACAAATCTTCTTAAAATCTCTACTTGAATATGACAAATAGAGAAGCATCTCAGTAGCAGTTCCTATCATAGTAAAAAAATACAATTATTGTAAATTTATTTACAATAAAATTTGCATATATCAATTTTTTTTTGTACCTTTATTCGCGAACGAATGATATAAAAATCCGCAGTAAAAGTACAAAAAAAAATCTAAACTACCAAATAAATATGTCACAAATTACATTAAGTGTCGCAAGAATGAATGAGTTGCTGGAGCGTACTGCTCAGTATGCAGCACATGAAGCACTACGATTGGCAGGTGTACCTGTGGTAGAGTACTACAGCAGAGTGGACTTGCAACGTAAGTTCGGGAGGGGAAAGATAAACCGCATGATTGAATCTGGCGTATTGACCCCGCACAAATTAGAAGAGAACGGCAAGAAAGTGTATGCTATTGCCGATGTATTAAAACAAATAATTTAATTTTTCACACTATGGAAACAAACAAATCAGTATTCAGTACGCTGAACGCAGTTAACTGCAACGAACACACAGAGAAAAAGAAACAAGGTTCTACAGAGCTTACCTATTTATCATGGGCATGGGCTTGGGCTGAGGTTAAGAAACTTTATCCCGATGCATCTTACACCATTTATAAGGACGAGTTAAGTCGTCCGTATATGGAAGACCCAGAGCTTGGTCTCATGTGTTACACTAATGTTACTATTGAGGGGCAAACTCACGAGATGTGGTTACCTGTTATGAATGGGGCTAACAAAGCCATGCGTCGTGTGCCATATAAGTACACAGTTTATAATTCATACACTAAAACATCGGAAGAAAAAACTGTCGAGGCTGCAACTATGTTTGATGTCAATAAGACTATCATGCGTTGCCTTGTAAAAAACCTCGCTATGTTCGGTCTTGGTCTTTACATCTATGCAGGTGAAGACTTACCTGAGGATGAGCAGAGTACTCAACCTGCCGCACAACCTGCACCAACCGCAGCACCTGTAACAACCGACATGGATATTGCTAAGATAGTAGCGCAGGCTAACGCTTGCAAGACTGCCGATGAGGTAATGAAAATCTACAACGACCACAAAGAATTGTGGAGCAATGATAAGTTCAGCAAGCCAATCATTGCTATTGGCAAGGCTAAACGCGAGCAAAAGAAATGAGGCGCAGCATGATGAAGCAAGTTAAGTTACACGATTGTGGAGTCGTGTTCAACGCAGAGCACCATACCTACACATTGGATGGTAAGCAGTTGAGTGGTATCACATCTATCATTGGTAAGTACATCTTCCCAAACATGTATAGCAATGTGAGCGAGTCAGTACTTGAGGCTGCTCGTGAGCGTGGTAGTATGGTACACGCAGGACTTGAGGCAACGTTCTTCGGAATGTCTGCTGACCTGCCTGAGATTGTAGCCTACCGCGAGTTGGTCAAGCAACATAAGATTAAGCAGATTGCCGCTGAGTATGTAGTGACCGACTACAATAGCATCGCTACCTGTATTGACAACGTGGCATACGTGAATGGTGAGTTGGCTCTGCTTGACTACAAGACTACATCCGTGCTCAACATTGAGTATCTAAGATGGCAGTTGTCTTTGGAGAGTCTCATGTTCACGATGGTTAATCAATGCTCAGTTATGAGAGCATTTGCAGTACACCTGCCCAAGCCAAAGGATGGTGTGTGCGATGCAAAGTTGGTTGAGATAGAACTTATCCCATGCAACCATCTCATGGCATTGCTTGACGCATTCAACGCAGGTGCAGAGAGTTTCGTTAATCCACTTAGGAATATGGGTGATGACTTCGAGTCTATCCTTGAGCAGTACAAACAAGCGGAAGCATACTTGCTTGACATCAAGGACACCGTTAAGTTCTACGAGAACATCCAAGCAGAGTGCAAGGAGCGACTGAAAGCCATCATGGATGAGCGTAAGGTTAGTGTATGGGAAGGCGAGGGTGTTAAGGTAACACGCAGTGCTGACACTATACGCAAGACCTTTGACTTGAAGTTACTGCAAGAGCAATGTCCTAAGTTCCCTGCCAAGTGGATGAAGGAGATTGAGACTAAGGGTTACAAAGAGAGTGTAACCAAAGGACGAATGACCATAACAATTAAATAATACGACTATGATTTTAGAAGGAAAAGTAATTAAGTGCATCGGCATTAAAGAAGGCACATCACAATCTGGCAAGAGCTGGAAGCTGGCTCAGTATCTCATTGATACAACTACCAATGAGCAATATCCAAAGCAGGTCGCTGTTGAGGTGTTCGGTGAAGACCGCATCAATGAGTTGAGTCTTATTCCTGATGAGCAAGTGAAACTCAATGTGGATGTTGAAAGCCGCGAGTGGAACGGCAAATGGTTCACATCAGTACGAGCATGGGGAAGAGCAGAAGAAGACGCTGCACAACCTGCTGCTCAACCTGCACCACAAGAGCAACCAGTTCCAACACAACCAGAGGAGACTTTGGACCTGCCATTCTAATGTGTAACAAAGGCGGGTGGCACCGCTGCCCGCCGCTATTACAAAAACGAAATGAAGAAAGCAAACGAGATAAAACCAGTAGAGATGTTCGCTGACCGCATCAAACAAACGCTCACCGCCAAGGTGGTCCCAACATACGATTGGATGTACGAGTTGGGACTCAACGCTTCGCAGTTAGGTGTTTATGCGTACATCTTCAACGTCTGCAAGAGTGAGCCAATGAAGGCGCATCACATCAAGACACAAGAGTTAGCACAGACCTTCGGTGTAACAGTATCCAATATCAGCTATGTGATTGACAAACTTGTCAAGGCTAAACTGATTGGCAAGCACATCGAAGGCAAGGGCAACCTGCAAAAACCTTATTATTCACTTTATCAACCTGCGTGATATGAATTACCTATAAAACAAAGACCTTTCGTTAGAAGAGAAAGGATTCATGGCATTGATGTTACATCTGCAAGAGGGAGGTTTCAAGCTAACAGGAGAAACGCTTGAACACTACTGCCCCAAAGCATCATACGAATCTATCCTTATGTTAGCACACCTTCGCAAATTAGGATACATCACTATTATTGATGAAGGCGAGCGAATAACAGTGGTAGAAGATAACGAAATGAAAGAATAAGGTTATGGAATATAATAAAATATTGAAAGACGCACTTAACTGTATTGAATGGAATGACCTGATTTTTGAAGTTCATCACATTAACCATGATAGAAATGATAACAGAATTTCTAATCTTCTTTTACTCCCAAAAAAATTACATAAAAAATATCATTTACTTCTCAGATATGCATCATGTTTCTGTGATGATATAATCAAGAAAGATGTAGGGATAATTCCGAAATATCATATTGATACTATATCAAAACTAATAGAGTGCAAAAACGACATGGCTTATCTTTATCAAGAGCAAGCAAATTTCATTGATAAAGTCAACAATACTTATCTTGTGAGCGAAAGTGATAAAGATACATACATTATGAAACTTCAAGACATCTCGGATAAATACAATTAGATTATGGCAGTTAATGTTCACTATAACGAGGGCTACACTACAATGTGTAACCATCACCTAAGAGATGTAAGTCTCAGTTGGCAAGCAAAGGGCATGCTATCATTCATGTTCTCGAATAGAGAAGATTTTAAGTATAGCATCAACGGCTTGACAAAGTGCGCATCAAACGGAGAAACATCTGTTCGCTCAATACTTAACGAGCTGAAAGAGAAAGGTTACTTAATAGTAACTCCAATCAAAGGAAGTAACGGAAGAATTGAGTGTTGGGACTATGATTTCTTCGAGACACCTGACGATGCCAAGCGTTTCGTGGACGGTCCTGTTGGGGAAATCCCTCAACTGGAAAACAACGGACAAAGAAATACTAATATAAGTAGTACTAATAATAGTCGTATAAATACTCCTATTATTAGTCCTATAACTAAAAGAAGAAATACTAATATAAGTACCCCCTCTATCCCCCAAGGGGATGTGATTGAGGAGGTGAGTTTTGAAGAGCAAATCTTTGAGGATTTCCGCAAGGTGTACTTAGGTACTAAGCGAGGATGTAAGGTAGAGTTTGAGAACTTCAAGAAGAAACACAAGGATTGGAAGGAAGTGTTACCAAACTTGAAACCTGCATACGAGCGACAGGTGGAAGCGAAGAAGTCTCAGCGTGGTAGTATAGACCCGCGATACGAAAAGCATTTACAAACCTACATTAACCAACGTTGTTGGGAGGAGGAGATAACTTATGGCAGCAATACATCTACAACAAATCACGGACATGAAGCCGTTAGTGCAACAGACAAGGCAAGGAAGCGTGCAATTGAGACGCTACGAGCAAACGGCTATATGTAGTGTAGCAGACTTAGTAGAGTCAAACAACTCGCCTAATGTTATTGAGTTAGTACATAGAGGTGAGCGACAATCAGTAGTAGCGATGGTGCAGTTAGCACTCTGCGAGTATCTTGATAGCGTTAGTCTTCGTTCTTCCATGAACGATATGCAGATTGAGAAAGCAGCGAACCTCATGGTTGATAAGCATCCGCACCTTCCTGTGCAGGCATTTGCAATCTTCTTTCAGGATGCTATGTGCAATGAGTTCGGACCACACTATGGCAGGATGGACATCCCTACTCTCATGGGTTGGTTGCAGCAGTTTGAGTCTAACTACTTTGAGCGAGTGGAAGAGCAAGCGTATCAGGAGCACGTGTCAACGAAAGGAGATAACGAGAACTTCGTGGATATACTTGCAAGACACAAAGCTCTTGAAGCAGGCGAAGAGGTAGTGCCAATGCCCGATGATTTCTTCAAGAACATGCGTGAGAACAAAAGACGCAAGGAGATAACGGAGCGAGTACACAAAGAGAACATGCACCTCTACTCACAAATGTCTGTTACAGACGCAGACAACATAATAGATATGCTCATCAAGGATGAGTTAAACAATAACGGATTAAATTAAACTTATATGAAATCCACAAAGATTGAAAAAATCAAAAACGTACTGCTATCGGGAGCAGTAGTAACATCAATGTCGGCATTCCGCATGGGTTATATCACACGACTCAGCTCAATCATCCATGAGTTGCGCGGACAAGGATTGCCAATCGTAACAGGTACACCTGACTCTGCATTCACGGAAAGACTTATATCCGAATGTGCACGCAAGTCTATGATGTGCGACTACGATTCATCACGCTTCGCTGTGTATTACATCAAGCCAAATGATTTGAAGAACATCAATAAAGCAGGATAAGTATATGCCACGAGGTGAACAATACTCCCACGAGTACGCACGATTGCGTGATAGAGAAGGTGCGTTAAAGAGAGCAGCAGAAGGTCACAAGAAATACCGAGAGCTACTTGAACGTGTTAAACGAGGAGAGTTGAAGATGGTCAAGACTCCCATCTTAAATGGATTCACAATTAAGTTTATTGAGATACAAGAATGAAACTGCAAGACATCGCAATTGCATTGTTCGAAGCATTGCAAGACGGAAAGAAATGTTTGGTAGAAGTACAACCTATCACCTCCGCTGGGGGTGATAGGTTGTACTTCTACCTTAGAATTGATGGTGCAAGACATCAGGTAAGTAAGGAGATAGCACTCAACGCTATGAAGTGGAAGGTCCCTATGACAACACTTGAAAGAAAGTATCACTTTAATTAAAAAAAAAACAATTATGACAACAATTATTTTATTTGCCATCTTAGTTTTGGCAGCAGTTCAAACCTATGCTATTTACACATTTAAGAACATCAAGTCTTCAACAAAAGCACCTTGCAAGCGTAAGAAGAATGAAGACGCGACAGTGACTTGCAAGACTGATGCAGTAGAGATTTCTCTTGTCGAGAATACGCCTGTCGCGATTGCAAGTGATATGCCTGTCGCGATTGCAGAAGAAAACGCAGAAGAAAACGAACTCCAACGCAGGAAAGATGTGGTAGAGTTGGCAGAGAAGATATGGCTGAAAAATGGATGGTACTATGATGCTTTCACAGATGCAGAAACATTTATTGAACTGAAAACAAAATATCTAAAAGAAGGCAAGTTATGTTAATTATCAAACAAACCGAGCAAGGCTACAAGGTTAAGCACTTGTTCTCCGAGTACTCCGACATTACATACGAGGACTACGGAAAGGCATTGGAGTTGTGCAGCCTACGCTGCCATAAGTCACTCAGTTTTGAAGATTTAGTAATCATTAAAGTACCATTCATCGGCTTGTGGCTGGTGTGGTAGAAAGGAGAGAATATGAAAGAAAAGTGTGTATGTGAATGGCTCAAAGAACAAGAGTTCTCTACTAATTTTGAGGACTGCCAAGAGTTCCAATTCAAACATGTTGAAATTGCGCTTGAGAACAAAACAAAAATTAACATAGAATATCAGCCTTCATTAAAAACATGGAAAATGTGCGCATATAGTAACGGTGATGTTGTTGATTTTACTATTAACTATTGCCCATTTTGTGGGAGGAAACTGAATTAAAATATTATGGGAACAAATATTTATGCAAGGATTAACCCACCAAAGGCAGAACGAGAGAAGTTTGTCTTAAAGGTTAAAGAAATCGTAGATAGTGACGAGTTGTTTATGTTTAGTAAATTGAATGACTTGCTACAAGAGTACAAAGAAGAATATCCAGAAGTACATTTGGGCAAACGTTCTTTCGGATGGCAGTTCGTGTGGGCTCCAAATCCGAAGTATTACGACAATACAATAGCAAGTATAAACAAGTTTATACAAAGAGATGATGTAGTATTGTATAATGAGTACGGAAAATACTTAACTCCAGAACAAGTTTGGGAAGAGTATGGTCATACCAAAGGATATACACTTGAGAGTTACTTGGAGAAACATCCCGAAGAAAGGAGATACTACACACGAAATGATTATGAAACAGTAACCAAAGAAGGTCTGCGTATTGCAAAAGATGCAGATTTTTGTTAAACCAAATTAAATGTTACAACACACAACAAACATTATTTTAATATGAAAAAAACAATTGAAAACAAAACGGAAATTTAAAAAGGAAGCACGTTATATAATGTATGGAATACCGATGTGGTACACGTGTATGAGGTAACATCAGTCAAAGTGCTTAACGAGAGAGCGATAGACGTTACTATGCTTTTGAGGGGGAGTTATGGACATATACGGAACACTATGTACATGAGTTGCAGCATCTACTGAAATTGTGTAACATTGATTTTGAATTTACAGTATAAACAAGCAAAAAAAACAAATGAACTATGCCTAATTTTGTAAGAACGCGCCTCAGTTTTGAGGGCAAAGAAGAACGCATCAAAGAGTTGTTTAACCTTGTGCGTACCGAAACAGTAAATGAAGATGATACCATTCTATTTGATTTTAACAAAATCATACCGATGCCAAGTTCGCTTGACATCCCGTCTTGTTCAGTAGGAGAGCGGGCAGTCGAGTATCTCTTGTATCAAAGCAGATGTAGGACATTCAAAGACCGAAGAGTAGAGCGAATGGAGATGCTGAAAGAAAAATCACCAGAAGAGTTTGACGAAGCGATAAAACTCGGTCAGCAGTATCTCCGCAATGTCGCAGATTATGGATACGCTACTTGGTATGAGTGGAGTATCCATAATTGGGGTACAAAATGGATAGCAAGCAAAATTGTGGTAAATGAAAATAGCGTAGAGTTTGACACAGCGTGGAGTTTCCCAACACCGATAGTGCTGAGATTGTCAGAGTTATTCCCAGACATCAATATTTCGTATCTATACGCAGATGAAGATTGTGGCTACAATACAGGACGCGGAAAATTTGTTGCAGGCAAATGCGAGATGGAAGAATATCCGCAAGGCGGCTCTCGTGAAGCGTATGAGATTTATTTTGATACTCATCCCGATTATCGTAAATACTTTTTGTTTAACGATGTAATTGGGAACTATGAGTATAACGATGAGTACGAAGAGGACTAGGAGTAAACAATACAAAAGGTTACAACTGAATGAAAAAGATTTTATTATTTGCAATTGCTACATTGATTTGCAGTTGCCAGACAGACATAGACGACCCACATAACACACTCAAGTCTCCTATTTTTATTGGGAATTATCATGTCGGATATGAGTTCAAATATAATGGGCACAAATATTTAGAATTTAATCACAAAACGGCTCACGGCGCGACAATAATCCACGACCCAGATTGTGAATGTAACAAAAAGAATTAAAGTTATGGATAGCAAATTTTATGTTTCCTATAAGGCGGCAAGGCTGCTGAAATCTACATAAGGATGATAGCAGAGGAGATAGTAAGTCACACAAGCGATGAAGAAATAGAAAAGTTATGACAATCTATGAAGACATCAAGAGCGCAATGCGCTTTCTCAACAATGCTAATCAAGAAGTGATAGCAAGGAATAATAAGTTTTACAACAAGAATGGCGAGTGCATCGCTATCGTAAATTTATCAAAGAAAGATGGAAATAACAAGAAGTGATTTAACTGAATTTGATTTGGATGTGTTATCAAATATGATGCTTGTTTTCTTCCATGCAGGAGAGAGATGTTTACAAGTCTGTGAACAACATTTTGTAAAAGAGCATAGAGCAAGTAAAGATTATCAAAGACTATGCAGAACTATTGGTAAGCCTGCTGCGGATTTGTATCTTAAAGATAAGGCGCACAAACTTCTACAACACGAAGCTAAGTTTAAGTATGGCGAAATAATCCGCAGAGCAGAACAACTCAAACTCCTGATGGATAATGTAACATCGGTTGCAGTAGCATGCGGTAGAGAAGATATTGATTCAATAGAAGCCTACGATTACCTTCACAATGACGTAAATTGGTTATGCAAAGTATATGCAATGATAACCAACTTTACACACAAAGATGATGCAACCAAATTAGAAAGTACAATTAAGCTCCTCGCTAAAGGCAATTTAACAAGCGATAGAGTGATTAAAAGTTTCGAGAAATGAAAATCTATGCAAAACAAATTACGTCGTGGCAGAGAGCACTAAATGCAGCGAGAGCCACCGTTGGAAAGAAACCAATAGACAAAGAACCATCGGATGAGTGGAAAGACAAGATGCTTATGGCAGAACACTCCCCTATCCGATTGGTTGAGTATGACATCTATCTGGAGGATATTCCTTCCTTTGTGGCGACACACTTAGTGCGTCACCATATAGGATGCGAGAAGTTCGTGGTGACTAACCGAGAGGATAGACGCAATGTGAATCCTGAGGAGATTAACCGACTCACCCCTGTTGATATGATAATGACATGCAACGCACAGGCACTCATCAACATCTCACGCAAGAGATTGTGCAATTGCGCAAGCAAGGAAACGAGAGAGGTGTGGAGAAAAGTCAAAGAAGCTATTGCGGAGATTGACCCTGTCATGGCACGAAAGATGTGCAGAGAGTGTGTGTATCGTGGGTTTTGTCCAGAGATGAAGCCATGTGGATTTGCAGATACAGACAAGTATATTGAAGAGATGGTAGAGTATTTTAGGTAAACAATAAAACTATAAGATTATTAAACAAGAAACAATGAAAGTAAACATTAAACTATCAAAAGATGCGCAAATGCCGACATACGGCACAAGTGGCGCAGCGGGTGCAGATTTATATGCTGCAACAAGTGTAACAATTCCATCTGGAGGAAGATGTCTAATCCCGACAGGAGTTAGTGTAGAAATTCCCGAAGGTCACTTCTGCTATGTTATGGGGCGTAGTGGAAATACTATCAAAAAAGGATTACATGTGGCTCTTGGTCTTGTGGACGAAGACTACCGTGGCGAGATTGGAGTAATGGCTTTCAATCAATCGGGCGAGGCTATCTCATTCGCAAAAGGCGACCGCGTAGCGCAGATGGTTATTCTCCCTTATCCAAAGGTAGAGTTTGTAGAGGTGGATGAGTTATCCGATACCGAGCGTGGTACTGGTGGCTATGGTTCAACAGGTAAATAATAACAACTAAAAAAATAATTGATTATGTTAGCGTATTTTATTGGAATGCTACTTTGCATTTTGTGCGTTTTGTTCATGTTAGGTTGTGTAGATAGTAGAGCGTATATCATACATATCCTATTGTTAGTTTCGGCATTTGTTCCTATATGGAGTTTTATTGCATTTGGGATATTTATCATTACTGTGGTGGTGCTTATATCCTTAGAAGAAGTAGAGTTGAAGCGAAATAAAATAACAAAATTCTTGTTCGGAATAGACGAGGAAGAATAATTAAAAAACAAATAAATAATTAAAAATTAAATTTTATGAAAAAGTATTTTTTCTTTATTGCTCTCATGCTAGGCATGATGACAAGTTGTACTCTCGTTGATTCGGGAGAAGTTGGTATCAAGTTCAAAAAGTTTTCATTAACAGAGCAAGGTGCTTTGGATGCGACACAAACGACTGGTTTTGTTTTCTACAACATTTTCACGGAGTCTGTGTTCACATATCCTGCATTTATTCAACGTAAGGACTACGAACCTTTTACAGTAACTACAAAAGATGCTGCTATATTTACAATGGATGCGACACTCGCATTTAATATTGATAGAGAAAAAGCAGTATATGTATTTGCTAAGTATCGTAAACCTTTGGAAGATATTGCAAATGGCTATATGAAAACTTGTATATATGATGCGTATCGAATAACCGCTAATAACTATACTTCCGATGAGTTAATGTCAAATCGTGGTAAGTTTGAATACGAGGTGCATAGTATGCTAAAAGAGAACCTTGAGAAGGAGGGATTTATTATCTCCGAGTTTACATCTAAGATTGACCCACCTAAAAGTTTGCAAAACGCTATTGATGCAAAGAACCAAGCAATCCAAGAGAGTTTGCGTGCAGAAAATGAGGTAAAGAAAGCAGAAGCAAATGCGAAGATTGCTATTGCAAAAGCAGAAGGAGAGGCAAAAGCAATGAAGATAAAGGCAGATGCGGAAGCGTACTATAATCGAACTATCGCAGCCTCGCTAACTCGCAATATCGTCATGGAAGATTGGATTGAGAAGTGGGATGGTGAGTTACCTTATGTACAAGGCGGAAACGATATGATGCCTATCGTAAATCTACAATAATGTTTAATCGTGTGGGAGTGCAACGCTCCCACACATAAACCAAAACAAATTATGGAATTTTTTGAGATTAAAGTAAACTACACCCGCCAAACTGGCGATGACAATCCTGCAAGCGTAAGTGAAACATTCCTTGTAGAAGCATTAACTCCGAGCAGCGTAGAAGAGCGCACTTTAGAAGAGTTAAAACCATTCATCAGTGGAGTATGCGATGTACTAAGCATTCGTAATAGAAAGTTCTTCGACATTATTCCAAGCGGAAATTCAGAGGACTGGTACGAAAGCAAGGTGGAGATGATTACCATTGAGGACAATGGCAACGAGAAACGCAAAGCAGTAACTATTCTTGTAGAGGCAGAGACAATCCAAAAGGCAGTAAGTGTACTGTCTGAGAGCCTTCATAATCTGGACTGCGAGATTGTGTCCGTGAAGAAGTCTAAAATCCTTGAAGTGTATCGTGCAGTATAATGACAGAGTTAATTGTAATAGCCGTTATCGTGGTTGGCGGGGTGATACTCACCCTGCTACCCGATAATGACCATCACGACAAGTACGATGATGAAGACGACCTTAATCCACGAGGGATAGAATAAACTTAAAAGTTAATTATATGAAAGAGAATAAGTATTACTTCGATTACTTAATCGACAAAATCAATCGCGGTGAGTTCCGCAAAGTAGAAAAACTCAAAGACGGCAACGGCTTCACAGTCAAGTTTGGTGACGGAGTACTGATGAGTATTAATTATAATACTGGTAGAGCAACAATTCACCTGCACGAGAGCAGTGTTGATATTGTACCTATCGTTGAAGCAGTCAATGCTACACGAGAACGCAGGGCATCCGCACGATTGCAGAGAGCACAAGAGCAGTACGAGAGAGTATCTTACGAGACTGGTATAGCGTTTACCGAACCAAAGAAAACATTCTGGCAGAGATTATTCAGAAGGTAGAAAGAGATAGCCCTCGCTATTGCGGGGGCTATTCTTTATCACTATGGAACACATAGTCTAATATCGCTCTGTTTATCTTATCATTGATACTCCAATCGTAATCAATATAAGCATCATCTACTGTTGTTTGACCTCTGTGGTTGAGCAGCATGCCAACATCATCCTTACTAAAACCACACTTATTCCTTCCTATTGTACCCACTGAATGCCTGAATTGATAAGGCGTTATGTGAGGCAATCCCTTTAACCTACACATCCTTTCTACTGTCATACAAAAGTTGCGACTTATTGCTCTTTCTCCCCATCGCATGCCGTTGAAGTTGAATAAATACTCATCCTTACTTAACGATGTGTATTTATCAAACAAGTCCTGTATCTCAGGCTCTACCTTGACGGATGTTATACCTCCATCAGCTCTATTATCCTTAATCTTATTCCTATGATAGGTTATTCTTCCGTCTTTATAGTTGCTTTTCTTCATTAGCAACAAATCCCCTAAGTTCATTCCGCCTAAACAAAAAGACAACTTCAACATGTCTTTCGTCATCTCCTGCAAAGGAGAGTCGTATGTAATAGAAAAGAACTTTCTTATCAATGAGACAGGAATAGAATCCACTGTATGGGCTTCTTTCTTGTATAACTTCACATCGTCAAACGCTCTTGCGTATTTGTATCTGCGTTCCTCCTCTATATTTTCTATCGCTCTATTAAAAGCAGAACGGAATGTAATCATAATCTTATTCTTAGTAGAAGAAGAATATTTCTTTATATTCGTCTCCCCTTTCTTCTTTGTCGCAGGCAATTCTATAGACTCCATCTTTCTTACAAACTGCGTTACGAATACAGAATCTATTTTATATAACATTAATGTCTTATATCCCATATCCTCTAATATACTAAGGACAGTAGGCATTGCAGTCAGCTTAAATGTTTTATCGTTCTGCAATTCTCTCGCGAAAGAGATAAAGTCAATATCTTCTTTCTTCTTCGTAATCCTTACCACCAATTCCTTCGCTGTCATACTAAGCAACTCGTCTGTTGCTATTTCAAGTAACAAACTTTCATACGTTCGAATAGTCTCGTTTGTACGCTCTATAACAAACTGGTCCTTCAACTCAAAACACTTCGAGTTGATTTGTTTTTTACTCACATACAAACCTGTAGGAAGATATACACTCTCCCTATTATGAGTCAATCTTATTGACACTGGATACTTACCATCTCGTCTCTGATGATGAGCCCTTACAACTGCCTTAAATGTAGCCAT